GGTGTACCCCTGATAGACAACGTGCTAGGCGCTCAGGGGTACACCGTGCCTATCACTGCGCCTGCCTATTTTCTATCGCATCTGGGATATTTGAACGCGCTGGGAGCCGGGGCGCTTACTGAGGGAGGAATGTTCCCTGCAACTAACGGTATAGGGAAATCATCTCACGGTAGTTTCCTGCTGAAGCTGTACCAAGAGGGCCTAAACGCGCTTCGGAAGGGTGAAGTGCCGCTTGACTTGGCGGGCTCTACGTCGAGAATATCTGCTGCCAGCTATGCGACGGTTCAGACCGATTATGATACGTATCCTGCTCCTGCTTTTCGGAAGGAAAGCTCAGATAAAGAGTTTTAATATGGCTGAGTCTTTTGCTTTATCCTACAACATTGCCGGAGAACAGCAGATGCAACGTAGTTTCTCGCGGTTCAGCGAACATATGAGCGATCTACATGAACCCTTCGAGGACATTGCGGGGAAATTCCTTGAGATTGAAGAGGCACAATTCGCCAGTGAAGGTTCACGCGGGGGGCATTGGAAAGGGCTTAGTGATGAATACGCAGCATGGAAGGCCAAACATTACCCCGGCGCTCCTATCATGGTGAGAGAGGGAACATTGAAAGCGTCCCTGACTGGAGGCGCGGGGAAGCTCAAGGATGTTCAGGCGCAGACGCTTACGTTGGGTTCTACGATTCCCTATGCGATCTATCACCAAGAGGGCAGGGGCAACCTCCCACAACGTAAACTCGTACATCTGACTGAAGAGGATAAGCTGGACTGGTCGAAGACTATCCATAAATGGGTTATTAAGAAGTTGAAGAAGGAGTTTTCCAAGCGATGAGCCTGGAGTCAAAAAACATGCCTGCGATTGGCGAAATCAGGAAGGGCGATGAATTAGGCTATAGAGCAAGAGGCAAATTTGTATGGGCTGCTTGCCATGGATGCGGCAAAGAGCGATGGGTGGCAATACGGGAAAGGACACCGATTTATTGCCGTAGATGTTCCAGCAAACTATCCATTGAGCGGAGGGTAAGGCGCGGTGCGGCGAATACTAACTGGAAAGGTGGCCGGACACAAGCAGTCGGAGGTTATGTTCAAATCAAGTTATCATCTGGTGATTTCTTCCGGCCCATGGGACATTTACGGAGCGGGTATGTCTTAGAGCATCGCCTCGTGATGGCGAAACATTTGGGGCGGTGCCTTCATCCGTGGGAGCTTGTTCATCACAAGAATGGGATCAAAGATGATAATCGGATTGAGAATTTGGAATTGACTCTTAATGGGGCTCACAGTATTCAGCATAATAAAGGGTATAAAGATGGGTTCAATGATGGATATTATGATGGCAAAAAGAAAAGAGACAATGAGCAAATCAATGAATTGAAAAGGTCAATTGATGAGTTGAAGAAGGAAATACGATTGTTGCGTTTCAGGGATGGGCTAGAGAGAGGTGTCTATGTTGGAATTGATTGAGGGCGCGGTTGATGCCGTCAAGTCGTATCTTGAGGCCAATATGAGCACTAAGATTACGGCTCTCAATACTGAATACAGGGACTTCGAGCTCGCCAATATCAAGCAATATTACATTGCTGAACTTGCCGCAATCCCTGAACTACCGGCGATGCTTGTGCTAGGGGGGTATACCCTCCCCGAACGGGAAGCTGCGAATTATATACGGGCAAAGCACTATTTGAAAGTGGTGGCTCTTGCGAGTGACCAGGACGCGCAGCAGCTTAGACGCCGGTTATACCGATATGTCCGGGCAATCGTGGAACTACTCAGGGAGGCTAGAAGCTCGGCGGGTTGGTCTTACGTGATAGTGTTCGATAGATTTGACTATTCGCCAGTTTACACGAGTGAGAGCAGCTTCTACCAAGATGCTCAAGTAATAGCCCACTTTAACAAGTCAGATACAGTGTAGAGAGGTATAGTATGGATAAGATAATTCTAGAGTATATTAGTAAAGATAAGCGGTACATTGTCGGGGTGCCTGCTCGGGGGCTGACAAAGGATGATATTGAGGCAACAGGCTACACAGAAAAGGAACTACTGGCGTCGGGGCTATACAAGAGGCTCGCCTGCGCCCGTGATAATGTAGAGGAGGTGCAATTTGGGCGGTAGTGCTTTCACGAAGATCCAGACCGGGCGAGAGGCGACAGCAGGAACAAAGGTTGCCGCGACAGCCAAGCAGATGGGTAAATTGGAGATGGAGGAAATAATAACCCTCCACCGACCGGATGAGGAACGGGGGAGCCTTGCGGATAAACATACATCTACACCTGTGGGCGAGGCGGTAGAGTGTAGCTTCTCAGGGGACGCTACTTTTGAGCAGCTTCCCTATTGGCTAGAGAATTCTATTAGAACCGTGAGCGGCGCTGTGACGGATACATCAGCATACACCTACACCTACACCCCAAATCTGACGACAGCCAACACGCCGAAAACCTTCACGATTGAATATGGCGAAGACGTGCAAGAACATGAAATTGAGTATTGTGTCACGAAAGAGCTAGAAATCAGTGGCGCTATTGACGGTGTGTGGGCTGTAAAGGCTAACATATTTGGGCGAAACCTTGACCCCAGTTCCTTCACAGGCGCATTGTCAGACCCTACAGTAGAACCGGCGATCATGAACCTTACCAAGCTATACATTGATGACTCCGGAGGCTCTCACGGGGGAACTGAGAAGGCGCTAACCTTGATTGACTTCGCCTTCAAGCTGAGTACGGGGTTCCTTCCCGGCAAGCACGGCGGGGCTACTCTGTATTTTGATACTCTCAGACAAAAGAAAATCACAGCTACACTAGACATGACCCTGGAATTCCTGACGGCGACGGAGGCCGAACGGGTGAAATACGTGGCGGGGACCAACAGGCTTGTGAGGCTCGAAGCCCTGGGGACTCTTGCGGGGGCTTCCACTGCGTACCGGACTGCTAGGATTGACATGTCTGGCGTGTATACCAAATGGAGCACGTTGCAGGATGATGACGGCGCAACTACGGTAGCCGTCACACTAGAGACTGAATACGACGCGACCTGGGCGAAGGCGTTGGAGCTTGTTGTAATTAACGCGGTGTCTACGCTTCCGTAGGAGAGAAACATGAAGATGGACTGGGAATATATCGGGCGAAAAGTCTCCCGTACGAAACTATGGGGGATGATAGGAGGCGGGGGTGTAGGTCTCGCGGTGGTTGACCATGGGCTTGGAATGGATAGTGGCAGCTTGGTGCAATCAGTCACGATCCTTGGCGGGCTCATATTGATTGGTGTTAGCGTAGCATCATACATCTACGCAGAAGGAAAGATTGATGAGGCTAGAGAAAGGGCTACGGCATTGAAAGCACTGCTATCGACCGAAGAAGACGATACAAACCCACCCAAAAGCAAGGGGATGTAGGGGGAATTATGGCAACAATATCATCGAGTTGGACTGAGGACCAAGCTGTAACTTTTGACGATGACACCCCTGCGAAAACGGTAGAGGGTAAAGGTAGCATCGACTTAGCTGCAAGCGGGTACATCGCGGTAGCCGTCCAAGTGCGTATTGCTTTTGGTGCTAGCGCAGACGGCAATGCTGAAGTCCGTGTGAGGTGTTCTCCAGACAGCGGGACGACTAAGGACACTATCCTATTGTGGGCCCAAGAAGTGGCTTACACCGCAAGCACAACCAAGAATGTGTCTATGATTTTCCGGGATGTGCCATATATTGAAGTTGGAGTCTATAACGGGAATACTGCCGTCGAAGATATCACAATCTCTGCTGATTATGCCGGGTTGAAATATACGAGTGCCTAGCTAGGGAGACTACTGGGAATGAGTGGTTGGGATAAACCTCCACGGGGGGCCATACTCAATAGAGCGCACCCCTTGGGGAACAGGTTCAAGGGGTGCTGGTTGTTTAATGAAGCGAGCGGCCTATATGCCCATGATTATTCAGGACATGGGAATCACGGCACTCTGACCAATATGACAGAAGCAGACTGGCAAGGGGGTAATAGCGGGCCAGCCTTGGCCTTTGACGGGGTGAATGATTATGTAGACTGTGGGAATGATGGGAGTTTGGAGATTACAACTGGGGCAGTGGGCGTGTGGGCTAAGTCAACTACGCAAGATGCTCAACAGACCATCATTGACAAAAATACGAATGGGCAGAACGATGGTGATTTTACTCTCCACATAGACCCAACAACTAACAAGTTCGAACTCCGGCTGCAAGCAGCGCCTAGCCTAAGCTACACTATCAGATCAAACACCGCTATGACAATGGGGCAATGGCATCATGTCCTAGTTACCTTCGGCTCTGGTGGTATGAGAATGTATGTTGATGGTGTATTACAGGATGATACAGATGCTTTCACGGGGGGAATGACTAATACTAATGCGAACCTCAATATAGGAGGGTTTCAGACTGCGTACTCATTCTCTGGCCTTATGGATGGGGTTTGTATCTGGGGCGGCGCCCTTTCTGCTGCTGAAGTTCGCTGGCTTTACCGCGAGCCTTATGACATGTTTGAGTTTGATAACCCTGTGAAATATTTCCTACCAAGCAAGTTTTTAACTATTACTCCATCGGATCAGCAAGAGCTTTACGTTGTAACCTCGGAGTCGGATTAGTAGAGGCGATGATATGAGTAAACCCTATCATAGAGGCATTACCGTGCGGCTCAGAACCTCCACGGTGGATGAAGATGGAACAGCAACCACCCCGGACATATCAATGGTTGTGAATATCTATGACCCGGATGGAGTGGCGCTTGTTTCTAGTGGGGCAATGACTGAAGAGAGTACCGGGAGTCATTACTATGATTACACGATAGCTACTGACGCGGGTTACGGGTTGTACTCGTGGCAGGCGGTAGGCGTCAATGGGGCACTTACCAGCGATGGCGTGGGCGTCTTTGAGGTTCAGGAATATCCATAAAGGAGCATCAGGGGCAGGAGCGTAATATATGGGAGCTTTTGTAAAAACCAATGATGTGGACCGTATCACCTTCGAAGATGGTGAATGGGTAGACATTAAGCGGTATATAAATTGCGGGGAAATAGAATCACTGAGCGCTGAGGATACCAAAGCCATGCAAGAGGGAAAGGCAATGGTGCCCTTGTTAAAGCTAGGCATTGTGGCGTGGTCTTTCAAGATGAATGATAGTGATCTTGAGCCGACAGAAATATGCGTTAACAATATAAGGACGCTTAAAATACAGGTTGCTGTCCGGCTTCTAAAGGAAATCCAAGACCGTGTCCCTTTTACATAGGCGGCTCTATTTTCGACAAGCATGTATGGGCCGCGCTCAATTCCAAGTCTGATAGATCAAAGACAATTCCGCGAATGTATAAAAACTACTTATTGATGCAACATATGCAGTGGACGTGGGGTGCCCTTATGGCGACCCCTTGCACGGTCGCAGCGGATTGTTGGCGGTACATGCAGACAGAGGCAGCCTATCAAAACCAAGAAAATGAGAAGGCCAAGAAGAAACGTTAATGGCTAGCACTAAAACAGTGGCAAAGGGAATTCCACATTATTACCCTGTACTTTTGCATGGCAGGAAGAGCAAAGAGTAATGAGATTGCCTAGTAAATTAGCTTTTTGCCAATCGCCTTTGAATTCACGGAAGGGGATAATGTGGTGAACGTTCAATCTAACAGAGCGGGTTTTGCGGCCGCAAGAACGGCAGTGATAGCCATCGCGCTTCAGTGCAAGCCTGCGTTGTTGGTTCCAATTTGGCCCATAATAAGGCAGATAGCCACCCTTATAACTAGGATGATTCTCAGGCACAGCTCGTATGAAATCATACCAGCAATTAAGCGAACAAAAACGAGCTTTATATGTTTCTCTCAGTTGGCGGCGGCGAGATACCTCAAACTCCTTATGGCAGAATTCGCAAGTGTGGACAATAGGTGTTTTGCGATTCTTGAAAATGGGTTTGCCTTTTTTGGCTTTGCTTATATTTGCAGCCCATTCGAAGCTTCTTGGCCGTTTACTGCCTTGGAAACGAATCCCCTTACAGGCACTAGAACAAGTAACAAGTTTTCCCTTTTGAGACGGGAATACATAAAAAGATGCGCCACAGATTGGGCAAGTTTTTGTTTCCCCACTCTTCTTCCTTGGGGTGCGTTTTGTATTACTCACAATGCTAATTACAACATAGGAGTGGCATAGTGGCAACTACTGACCTCACCATCATACTCAACGCCAAGGACGAAGCGTCGAAGGTCATGAAGGGCACTGTTGGTAATTTCCAACAGTATGGCAAGCAGATAGGCGGGGCCATGGCTGGCGCGGGCGCTGCCGGTCTCAAATTTGCGGGGGATTCCAAAGACCTCACAGGGCAATTAAATGTTACCGCTATGGGGTTGGATGTCAACACCGATGAGTTGCGCAAACTCATGTTAGAGACAGCCAACGTTACCTTTTCCGTTGAGGAAACAACAACCACTTTTGATACTCTGACCCGTGCTGGCATGAAGGACGCCAAGCAGATGGCAAAATCAGCCACGGCGTTTGATACCCTGGGGGATGCTATCGGCAAGCCTGCTTCCCAGGTAGCTAAGACTCTTGTGCCAGCGTTTAAGGCGTTCGGGATCGGCTTGGAGGATGCAGGCGACCACACAGACGCCTTTACTTGGCTGACTCGGAATACCACGGTTGAGCTAGATGACTTCTCAAGCGCGATGAACTATCTAGCGCCTGACATTGATACCCTGGGCCTCTCTCTGGATGATACGGTCGCGATTATGGCCGCCTTAGAGGCTAAAGGTATCTCAGGATCAGCAGCTACGAAGGAGTTCCGGACCGCTGTCACAGCAGCAGCCACGGGGGAGCAGTCACTTACCGATGCTCTAGGGCTTACTGATGCAGAGTTAGCCATCTACCAGACGGAGATTGCAGGTTCCACGGGGCTTACTGACCAGTATGCGGAGGCTGCAAACGCTCAGTACGGGACGGTGGACAAACTAAAGCACTCATTCTCCGAGCTATCCGTAAAGCTAGGGGCGCAACTAGAGCCTCTTGAGGGTGTTTTCGCGGGTATGACGGCGCTAGGGCCTGTAGTAATGTTGGCGTCTACGAGTGTCGGTGCTAACACATTCAAGCTGATAGGTAACACTGCGGCGTTTGTGGCGCAGAAGACAGCGATGGCGGCGGGGAAGATAATAATGGTGGGGGTAACAGCAGCACAGTGGTTATTAAATGCGGCAATGACTGCGAACCCCATAGGGCTTGTAGTCTTAGCAGTTGTGGCGTTGATAGCAATAGGTCTGGCTTTGTGGAAGTATTGGGATGAGATTGTAGCGTTTTTTGGTGTGGCATGGGATACGATCAAATTAGTATTCACCAATACTATCGATGCAATTGGGAAATTAGTAACAACAGCATTCGGTGCGATCTTCGACTTCTTGAAGGAGTGGGGGCTGTTTGTCGTCGGAATTATCTTTCCCCCTGCGCTAATAGCGGGTGTTATAGTCAAGTGGGGCGATACCATTTGGGAGAAGATATCAGAGGTATTTGATGATGTTAAAGGCCTCTTTGTGGGTGCAAAGGACTTTGTCATTGAGAAATGGGAGGGCTTGGTGGACTGGTTCAAGGAATTGCCAGGCAAGATAGGGGATGCGTTGTCAACAGTTAAGGACACTATAACTGAGCCATTCAAGGCAGCCAAGGACCTTGCCAGTGAGAAATGGGAGGACCTGTTAGGCTGGTTCAAGGAATTGCCAGGCAAGATAGGGGATGCGTTGGCAACAGTTAAGGACGCCATAACTGAGCCCTTCAAGATAGCTATCAATGCGGCTACTGGGTTGTTTAACTCAATGCTAAGTGCTATTAGTGGTATACAACTGTTCCGTCTTGAGAAGACATTCAAAGTGCCTGTTATCGGCACAAAAATAAAGGTTGACTGGGCGGTTAATCTACCCTCGATAGGATGGAGAATCCCGGAGTTGGATTCAGGGGGCATTGTCACAGGGCCGACCCTGGCCGCCCTGGCGATGAACCGGAAACCCGAGGCAATAATACCCCTTGATAAGCTCGGGGGGGTTGGGGGAGGTAATGCCGTTATCAATATCAATCTAGATGGGCAGCAGATTGCGAGCTACACCGTCGATCTGTTGTCTGAAGAAGTCAAACTACAAGGGATTGGCTATTGAACCCGGCCATAACAATTGGCGGGGTAGACATGACCCACGGATGGGACGCCCTGGGGTCTACTATTGCCTCAGTGCTCACAAGCAGGATTGATACAGCGAGTCTTGTGTTCCGGAAGGTGAGTGACGCAGGAGGTGGAGGCGTTCCTATAGTCGTTGAAGAGGGTGATGAGGTTGTCATCTATGAGGGGAGTACGCGGTATTTCGGCGGGTACATAGTAAAAGTAGATATCTCTATCGAAGGGATAACCCGCGTCTACAAGTGCGCGGCCCAAGACTACACAATCTTACTGGATAGTACCATCATTAACGAAGTCTATGAAAACATGACTGACCAGGCGATACTGCTCAGTGCCCTGGAAGAGTATTTGCCAGAGATAGGCAAGGCGTATTTGAATTTTGACGGGGTGAATGATTATGTAGACTGTGGGAATGATGGGAGTTTGGAGATTACAGATGAGATTACCCTTGAGACGTGGATAAACATAAGAGTGAAAGACCCCTTAAATTGGAGGGGGGTCTTAGCTAAAGGCGGTGATTGGGGGGCAAAAGGCTATCACTTGGTTCAAATAACGGATAATTCTATAAGATTTTCGATAATAAACGCAGTGGGAGTCTCCAAGAATCTCCATTCTGACCCGTTAACTGATGGTGAACTAACCCATGTGGTTGGGACTTTTGACGGTTCAACAATGCGAATGTATGTAGATGGGGTTGAAGAAGGTACGCCCATATCTCAAACTGATATCGGAGTAGACTCAGGCCGCGACCTTAAAGTAGGGAAAACAGAGGCTGGCTCTACTTTCGATGGCCCGATATATACAGCCCGCGTTTGGGGGCGAGCCCTTTCTGCTACTGAAGTTCTTGCCGCCTTTCATAAACTACCCGTGGATGATACAGACCTAGTATTAGATATCCCCATGAATGAGGGGAGTGGATCGACTACCTATGATAGTTCTGACGAAGGTAACGACGGCACTATCATAGGCGCCACCTGGACTATTCCCGACATTGAGGTCAAGAACACCCTGGACAGGCTGGTATGTAACCGCTGGACATTGCGGTATCTAGTAGATTACCTAGCAAAGCTCGCGGGGTATGACTGGTATGTTGACTATAACAAGGGTCTACATTTCTTTGCTCGGGAAACAAACGCAGCGCCCTTTGACCTATCAGATAACCCTGATGGGGCTGCCACCTACCCCTTTTCCATGCGTAGATACCGTAAAGACGGGACAAAGATAATCAATCGGGTGTATGTTCGCGGGGGGTCTTACCTCAGCAGCGACACGCCCTTCGAGCTACCAGCCAATAACCAGACGACTGAGATATGGCTTCCCTATGAAATGTTCCCGCCGGACGGGGAAACGGATATCCTTGTATGGCAAAATGACGGCTCAGACGGTACACCGTCATGGACTGCAAAGACTGTTGGAATAGATGGGATTGATTCAGGCAAGGACGTGTACCACAACCGAAGTGAGAAGCTTCTACGCTGGACTACTGCACCTCCGGACCTACTGAGGGCAATCAAGGTTACTGGGCAATATCAAGCGCCTGTTCTGGCTCGATCCAGGTCGGCAGACTCCTACGCAAAATATGGGCGATGGTATGACGGGCAGGTAGTTGATAGTGACATTGATTCTAAGGCTGTTGCGCGTTTGCGAGGAAAAGCAGTTCTAGCTCAACACGCCTTAGCGAAGGAGCAAGGGACCGCGATACTGACAAAGGACGGGCTCACCTCCGGAATGTATATCAGTATTCGCGATGACTTGCGAGGGATTGACGGGAAATATTTGATCCACAAGGTTGTTACCCGCTTTCTAGGAAACGAGGTAGCTTCCTATTCCATCGATTTTGGCGAGTATAACCCGGACTTGGTAGACTTGCTCTTGGAGCTTAAGGCAGGTAGCACACAATATCTTGAAACTAAGCCAGATGAGAAGGTCAACGATCTGATGGATATTGCGGAATCGATGACTATGACGGATGGAACGCCAGCTTTTACAGCTACAGGGCCGAATTATTATTGTGCGACGGCAGTATCAGGTGATGAAATAAAAGCGGGGTTTTGGGTATGTGCGGCGTAGAGTTGCAAGAAGCGATGAGGCTCAAGGGTTCTGTACGCCTTACGGCAAGGCACCGGCTTACCGGAGAGATTCTGAAGGTGATAGAGTCCCCAAACCTTCTAGTTACCTCCGGCAAGTATTTAGGTGCTGGGCTGCTCATAGCAGAGACAGCCTATGTTGTAGGTCTGACCTACTGCGCGATAGGAACAGGGACCACCGCGCCAGCAGTGGGACAAACCACCTTGACGACAGAGGTCGGGCGGGCTTCAATCACGAATCGAACACGAGTGACCAACGTGGCGACCTTAAGTACCTTCTTCCCTGCGGCAATATGTACCTATGCTATAGAAGAAGTGGGCATTTTCGGGCATACGTCGGCAACAGCAGCGGCAGACTCCGGCGAGTTGTACGCTCGGGCTCTGCTTTCTTACGACAATTCCGGAGGGACTGCGGACCTTACCTTGGACTGGACGGTAACAGTCTCATAATGGGGTGCCTGATGGCCTTCAGATTGGGGGAAAACTAGATGGCTATTGAGGCTGGGTTCTGGGAAGCTGATTTACAAGGGACCGTAGCGCGCATGAATGCATCACTCTGTCAGAAGGGGCAGACGGCAGACCTGCCTGCGCATGATGCGGACCTAACGGGGCGGTGGTATTACGATGCTCAGACCAAGCTCTTGAGACGTGACGCGGCCAGCGCCTGGGAAGACCTAGACCTTG